GTTTCTTAGAAATCACACGTCCTGTTCCCTTTCGGAAATCAGGAAAGCGCCAGGGTTAAAACCCGGTCAAGTGTGTTTGCTTCTTCGTGATTCATATACAATGAATCGTGACCATCCAAATAACCTTTCGGCATTCGGCATTTTACAACTTCATAGCTACCAGCACTTTCGCGTGGTAAGTATACTAAGTTGCCGTACTTGTCAGAGGTTACATAACCGCTAGTAGCCATTAACAGAGAAAGAGGGTGATTAATCATCTTCCTAAAAACCTGTTTCGGTTGTAGCATATTAAAACGTGACTTAACCTGTGTAGTAAGAATCCCAGAAGTGGGACTGGACCACATAGGCACCAAGAATGGTTCAAAAGGCTTGTGTAACAATGAAAGCAAGTATTCAAGTGACTTGTAAACGGGAAAACCCCAGTGACAAGACCACTTAAGTAACTGATTTATTGCAACATAAACTTCCGCGTCAACTGCAAGAGACTTTATGTAAAAGGGAGTAACTAATACCCCTTTATAGTAATCGCCTCCGCATGATTCACGGAATGAACCGCTAAAGAAAGACTTATCGTTATTAACAATAAGACCAGCCTTAGTTAAAACATCAGTAAACATAACGTACCAGTCGCAAGGGATGATTATATCATCACCGAAGACAGAAATACGCTCATAATCAATCCTGTTAGTGGAACCAAAGTTATACTTACTCTGGAAACCATAAATTAAGGACAATATGATTAGTGTCATGAGAGGAAATGTAAAACCATTTCCCATCGTAGACATCATGTTTAACTTGATAACTTCACCATTGGGTAAAGTACACTTATCTGACCGAAGATGGTCAAGTAAGTAGTACCACTCAGTTGGCATAAGAAGTTGAACTAATGCAGGGGTTATAAGATCAGAAGCATGTGATAGATCGAGAGTAGCTAAACTCCCATCTATACTTGCTCTGCAAGCAAGCTGTTTATTTAAATCAGCTTGAGTACTTATATCTAAACCTACGGACCGCAAAGCACTTTCAAGGTACATACCTGCAGCAAGCTGCAAGGCCATGTTACCAGAAGGTTCTATTGCTATAGTTCGTTCGATATCTTGATTTTTAGGTACGGTAGTGAGGCGAGAACCTTCGACAAGTGTAACACCATCTCCATTAGAGATATCATAATCTCTCAGATGTGGGTTAACACGACGCAATATGCGTACAAGGCTTTCTGAATCACTAGTGCATGTCATATTTTGCGTTATCTTATGAACGAAGTGGGTCCCGTTAACGCCATTACTGGCACCGGGACCGAACCGCCATAAGTTAAGCAAAAGACCGAGATTCAAAGACTCTTGGATACTATCAGGTACACTATTTTTAGTAGTGTGCTCAAGAGCTCTTCTAATGAAGAGTCTTGCATTCGAGAGAATATCTGAGTCAATAGAGGGGATAATAAGAAGAGCAATGTCATTAAAACGACAAAACTCTCCGATTGTCTTTTCTCTAAGAGAATCTCCGGCAACGACCATTTTCTTTTGAAAACGATCAGCTTGCCGGGTCTTTGCGAAGTCTTCGATTTCGCTAGACGCATTTGCATTAGTAATTTCCTCAATAAAAATGTTTGAGAAAGAGCGTAACCGTTCATTTCCTAACTTACTCATGACCAATACTCCAATAAGTAGTAACTAAATCATAGCAGTAATACTAAAAGTATAGCTACTATAAGATACCTGTAATAACTGTGGACGCAAGTCCATCAGCTTGAGCGAAAAGAGCTCCGAAATGCAATGAAATCATTGCTTTCAGTTCTTCAGGTTCATAGGTATCAACACCCGCAGGGACTTCGATCGTCGTAGTGATACGAGGAACGAGAGCAGTCTGATTTACAGACGGCACAGCGCCCTTGCGCGTTATCACCTTATAGGTGTTTAACGGGATGTTTTTAATTACGCCAGTTAGAGGGTTGGCCTGAGGCAACGTCTTCAAAATAACGGGACGAAACGCACTGATAGTGAAAGGTTTACTAACAGAATGCGTATCAACTCCGGTCTGTGTACCACCTAAAGCGGTAACAGCCCATTGTTTTCCATTATTAGAAGGCGGTGTATCAGCAACTAAAGTAAAAGTTGGTGAAGTTAGGCCAGTGACTGCTGCTCCGGTAACCGGAGTAGAAGGATTAAAAGACATAGTAAGTCTCCAAGTTTTGTAAAAATTAAGCTTATTTACCCAAAATAGCGGCTAAATTAAGCAATCGTTTTATAGAATTAACACCAATCTCGTCAGCGGTTTTGAACCGAAAAGATCGATGCGGTAAGGAGCCTAAAGCAGTTCGTGTATAAGTCCCACCCGTAATGACAGAATTGTCACTAGAACCGGAGGAATTACGCACGTAGTACCCATTAACGATAGGGACATTCTCTAAACTAAGATTATTAGTAACGAGATCCCTAACAGATTTGGATACATAAACGGTTGCACCAGACGGTGAGCTAAAAGCATCGCTCAAAAAATCACCAGTAGTGGTAAAGTAATCAAAAACCCATGAAAAGGGTATGATTTCCCAACCAACACTTGGCAAATCTTGGTAAGTAAAACCAAGATGTTGAGCCAGCGAATAATCATTCGCTGATCGTAAATTGACCTTAATGCCCGCTGTATAGCGGACAGTAATATCATGTGCAATCTGACCACGAAGATTGAAATTGCTCGCATATGAACTACCAAATTCATACGATGAAGCAAGAACAATCTTGTGGGCACTGCCTACATATGTGTCTACCTTTTCAGGTAGATAGAGATATGCAGCAATTGCCTCTGCAGCAGCTTTGGTATCACCGATTAGGGGTTTAACCCCAAACGAGAAACCAAGCCACAAATCAGAAGCAATTCTATAAGCATCTCTAACCCTACCATGCTTCAATTCAAGCATCAACTTCACAACATCAGTTGCCAGAGAAGCGGTCTGTTTTACAAGACCGCGTAACTCTTTGATTTCGGCAACAGGTACTGAAAGTTGAAACTGCTTAGTATCATTTGCTAGACGATTTTTGAGTCGCTTCAAAGCGATATCATCAATATCCGAATAATCGGGAGTCTGCTGAATAAGTGCATTTGCACCTAAAGTAGAAACCTCTCCGACTAAGTCACTCCAATATAAAATCGGAGGATAAACTGTACTATCATACTCGCGGATCTGACAAGAACTGCGAGAATAAAGGTACTTCGGTGGATCGAGCCAAACAGTTGAATAACTAGTTGACGCATCCAAACGTTTTGCAATTAATCTCCTAAATTCTTTATTATCGGTACCAACTGTAGTTAGACCTTCGGAATAGTTGTTAACAAGTGAGTCAACAACACCAGTCCGTAGGTTTACAGACCGTCTTCTGTTAACTCTTTTATGAGAAAATGTAGGACGATGAGACATATAAGTACCAAAAAAGAAAAAAGCGTGTACGCAAAAAGCTTAAACTTTGAAATTATCTCGGTAATACAATAGTTAAGAAATTATCTACAACTATACGCTAAGGAGGAAAAGGGTCACGGCGGAAGCCGGACGCATGACACGTGTAATTGAAAAA